GTATTGGTTAGCTACCGTTACTCCTTCATCGCTGTGAGCCAGTATAAAAGGAGCTATGATTACACCGAATAGGACTGTTACTACTATTACTCTTCGTACCCAAGCACCACCGTCTCCTGTACGTTTTGCAGCCGCATCAGCACTCTCGTCCGAGGCTTTCTGCTTCTTCAATAAATTTGTTACATTGTTTTGTTGAGCAGTAACCATTGTACCGATCAACTTGAATAAAAAACCAGATGCACCACCACCTAGCATAGCTATGAGTTCAGTAGTCATTTTAAATCCTTGAGTAGCTTATAAATAGATAAACCTAAAAATATAAAAGTCATTACCCCAACAACTAGGCTGACCACGCTGTTTACGCTTTGTAGTCCCATACAAGCAAAGAACCCTGTTGATCCTACTGTTCCTCTAAGCATAGTTTCCATCAAAATTCCTCGCTTTGTATTGCAGAATTAAAGGACTCAACAGTAGAAGATTCTTCCTCTTCGGTTAAATCATAGGTAGTAACATTCAATGCCCACTTGCCTTCTGCTGTAGGCTCTGCTGAAAGAACTCTTCTTGAGCCTACTCCGTGTATCCAATGAGAGAAACCTATTCTCTTACCCTCCTCATCAGCACGAGCATTAGCATCTTCTTCGTTGTCGTATATTAAATAAATCATTATTATATTGAGTAATAAGAATTAATGTTACCTTCTATAGCATCAAAGTTACTTGTTTGATTAGAGTTAAATATTATAACTTCTTGTATATCTCCATCCCAAAAGTTTTGAAGAGTATCGTGATTTGCTCCAATTACAATTCCGTTCATTGTATTAGTTCCAGCATTTGCAGTAGATTTTTGAGTCGTATCAATTCTTAAGCGAGAGGCAGCTCCATTAAATAAACAGGTAAATAAATGTCTATCTGCATCAGCATCTTCTCCAGTTGCAACAACTGTACCAGCAAAATGAGCAAACTGACCATTACCAGCGGTATTTAATTGAAGCATATTTCTAGCAGTATTTACATCACCATCAAATATTTTTCTATTTGAATCAGTGTAAGCGTCCAACTTAGCTACAGCAAAAGCAGTATTAGGTTGAGATAAAGCTCCTTGCGTATAAGTTTCTTTATTTAAACAATCATCTGAACCATCAAAATTAATACAAGCCCTACTACCTTGTGTTAATAAAGAACCAGAGCTTACAATCTTAGGTTGTTTCCCTGTATCTATTTGAACAGCATCATTACCATTATCTGATTGATCATACCAAGTTTCAACAAAGCCATTACCTAATATTTTAAAATTAGAAACAGTAAAGTTTGAAGGAACGTCACCTTCAGTAAAACCAATACCTACATAATTTTGATTAGCTGTAAGTGTAGCTGTGTAAGAGCCAGAACTTGAATAACTTATAACATTTGAAGCTGTGCCACTACCAGTTAGATTAGTTCTAAGAGAAATGGATGGAGAACCATTTGTAATACTTATATCAAAAGAAACAGATATTTCAGTTCCACTAGTTCCATCTGGCAAATCTGATATCGCAAACCCTGTTGAACCTGTGTTAGACGCAGTAAATCCGCTAGTAGAAGCATTACTAAAGGACTCATACCCTGTGTTAGCAAACACTCCGTTTGTATTAACATAATCAACTAAAGCTCCTGAGTTTATTTGAGATACTGTAAAATCTTCTTCTCCACTGCCTTGTCTGCGAACACGAACTGCCAAGGGGTCACCGCCAGTAAGACTACGGAGACTATACGCAACGGCAGGAGTAGCTATTGAAGTAATAGTTTCTCCTATTTGGTTCAGCCGTCTCTGCCGACCCAGGGCTGAATCGAGGCTAATGTGCATACTAAACTAGGTGAAAAGCTGCTAGTCCAGATGAATCCACGGTTCCTGCAGTGAACTCTCCGTACAGAATTGTTCCAGCGCCAAATGCTGTATTGAGGTTTGCTACGTTCGTTACGTTGTTAGCGGCCATACTAGAAAGCGTCGTATCCTTTAGGATTTGTATAGCGCCGTACGTACCAGCAGGAGCCGAACCGTTAGTTACAATTACGGATCCAGCAGAACTGAACTCTAATGCGTTGTTTCTTGATCTTGCCATTTCGTTATTATATCAGGTTATTTTGATCTATTTTCTCCTTTGCCTGGATAAATGCGTGCTTATCCTGCTAAGAGTATTTGTACTATTTATATTGTTTAATTTTTCTAATTCAATCTCCAGGTATTTCTCAGCTACAATGCTTTCGGTTTGAGCTAATTCTACCTTGCCTTGCATGGTAAGAAAGTCAGCATAAGCAGCATGCGCTATATAATTAAAGAACTCTTCAGGCACTTCAACTGTGCTTGTTGTGAAACTAGAAGTTACTCCAAACGTACTGAACGGCTTTTTATAGGTTACGAACGCTTTCTGTTGCTCTGAGTTTCCTAAATTTTTTATGTGAGCTCCATCTTCATCTGCGTAAAAATCATATTCAAAAGCGGACCTATCAAGAAACGGTTGAGTTTTATGTATTCTAATGAAGTCTCCTATTTGATCCCTGCCTATATCATCACTAGAAGTAGCTGATTCAATATAAGGTATAAATTGACCTTTAAAAATTGGTCCAGGAGCAGCATTTACATCACTTCCTAATGTCCATACTTCAACGTCTGCAGGGGATTCTTTTTTTTCTAGATCCGCCTCAGTTAATCTTGCAGTTCCAGTATTCGAAACAACAAAAGTTCCATCTGCATTTTTTGTAACAGTAGCAGAAGTTGCTACAACCCATGCTGGAGTTGTGTTTTTATAAATAATGCTACCTACAATACTGTTATGACTTTCATTAGCAGTTGATTTATAGAATGCATTTGTATTTGGTTGCACTCCAGTGCCTGTAACAGAGCCCAGAAAATAATACACTCCATTTACATCATGCCCTCCGCTAACTGATGCATCTTCTATTGCAAGAGAAGCTATTCTTCTTGGCTCTCCGTACACCATGTACCTGGGCCAGATTGGACTTTTCCTGAATGCCTCAAAAAACCTACGATCAATAAAAGTAGACAATTGAGTTTGCTCATCTGCAGTTAGAGCAGTTGCGCCAATTAAGTGCGTGCTAAGTGCGAATAAATCCTTGTATTGTCTGGTTTGCATTATGCCTTGTTAGCGCTTAGTTCTGGGAACTTCTTATTGTAGTACTTGATGAATTCTTTTGAATGCACGGTTTCATGTCCGTACTTTTTGGTTAATCTAAAAAAGTCCCTAGCTGGTATTGTAGCTACGCACTTACCAAGCGAAGGATGCGTTTTGCCCCTTTGCTGATTTGCTTCTTTCGCGGCTATATCAGTTCTTTTCTTTTCTAGAGCAACCTCTCGTTGATATCCAGTCTGTATCTCACGCATGAATGCACGATTTACTTCTCCGTCTGAATACCTTGGAAGGTTTGGAATGATTATATCCATAAAAAAGGTGGGGGGCCGAAGCCCCCCGACCAGAATTAATTAGTTCAAATCGCAGATTTCAAACTTTAGTTTGATTTCACCTGCTGTTAACTCGTTGAGCGAATAAGGCGCATCATTATCAGTATCAGGACTGAATAGGATGTCAATGGTGTCGGCAGTAGTATAGACTTTGCCGTTTTCATTGTCCAATAATGAACCAGTATTAGCTACATATGTGATTTCACTTGCATCAGTATGGATGTCAGCAGCGGTTAGGAAACCATTTGCGGCATCTCCATCTCCAACCGTAATCGTTAGATCATCACCAGAACCACTGTCGTTAAAAGCAGTGACTAATTTAGCGGACACCTTTGTTACAAGAGAACCAGCAGGGATAGCGTATGTGAATGTTTTAGTTGCGCGGTCAGCAAGAGTACCAGCGTTAGCGACAGAGAAGTCATCAAAAGTAATGACTAATTCATCGGTAAAACCCCCAGGGTTTTCATTTATAGTTAATTTTGGCATATTATTATTTTCCTCGGGTTAGGGTTAAGCAATTGTAGTAATCTTACCGTGAGCTTGCGGATGATACACCAAAGATGTAAGTGCGCAATCAACAAATCCTCTTTCACCAGCTCCAAGATTTGGAAGGCGAGTGCTTCCCATTGGAATTAGCTCAGAGATACCGAAGTACTCAGGGTTGATGAGATATCCTGTGTCCTTGTTGCTTGTGTCAGGAGCGCAATCAGGATTCATGTTGACGATGGAAACCATGCCATGATCACTTTGGTATATTTCAACCGAAAGAATGATTTCAGCTTCGTTACCAGCGTAGCTAACGCGACGAACACCAGCTTCTGTACCGTCTGCCTTGTCAGCGCCAAAACGAGCGAAGTCACTGATCTTACGACGAAGAGCAGTATCAGCAATGAGAGTTAAGCTCTCAGTTGTACCAGTCTCGCGGTAGATACCAGTTATAAGATTATTAAGAACTGATTCAGTGAAAGGACCAGTGCCGTGAATTGAATCACCACCAGTGCGGAAATCAGAAGGAACAGGGTTGACAGATTGTGCTCCAGTTTGAAGCCATTTGCCAAGACCACGAAGTTTGTAAGGAGTACCAGCTCCGTCCTCTGATGACATTTCGTTGTCAGAGATGATAGTAGCTTCTACGTTACGTTTTAGTTCGCGGATTGCCTTAGCTTCAGCTTGAGCAACTTTAGCAGGACCAACTGAGTCAACAGCTTCTTGAAGATCAGATACAAGGTAATCCTTGCGGAACTTCTGAATGTAGTTGCCAAGACGAGCGCGTTTTGAGAACTTGTCTGTGAATGTAGTAATATCGGATCCTTCCGAAATACCTTCAGTGCTTACGTCAGCAAGAGTATCAACAGTCCATTCAACGAAAGTGCTGTTTGCTTTTTGCTTAGAAGCGGATGATAGAACAGGAGTTTCTTCTGGAGCCAAAATTGTCAAGACATCAGTGAGGTCTTCGCGATTGGATACAGACGAACCCTGACTAGTTACACCAGCAGGTGCAGGTGAGAATGTATTAGATATTGACATTGTATTATATTATTGAGATAGTTGAAGTGTTCGAAGTCGAATGAAGTCGTTTTTCTTTCCACTTTTAAAAAATTGATTGGATGCATTCTGTAAGTTCTTTACAGCAGCAGGCGTTTTCTTTTCGGATTTAGCCGATGCAGGAGTGCTAGAAGGAGGAACAAGTCTACCTGCCCTGGGTTCATCTTTTACTAACTTTCTTCCGTACATGCTGTTTGCTGCATGCGCAAGAAGATAAGGTAATTGAGCTGAAACCTCTGGGTCGAACTTATCAAGTCCTTTTAAGCGCTCATCGTTGAGCATATCCTTGTACTTGGTATTTACCTCATTGTCATCTTGCATCCACTTGAACTCCTTCTTTGCTTTAGCAAGAAGGTTCTCTCCTGATTCTTTTGCATTTTGAATGCGTTGAATCTTTTGAGCTTGTGCAGGGATGAATTTCTTTTCGGCCTTCCTAGCATTTTGAAGATGCTTTCTTACTTCGGACTTGGTCATTTCTTTTCCCTCGACCTCCGTAATTACGTCATCAGCTGAGTAGCCATCACCGTTGAATATAAGATCCTCTGCCCATTCAATTACATCTTCCACTTCCTTTGCAACCTTTTGCAATTCCTCGATATTTTCTAAGTGGCTATATGGGTTGTCTGAATCTTTTACTTCAGGCGTGACTTGGCTCTTGGCTTGCGCCTTGAGCTTTTCTAATTCAGCTTCTGCTGCTTTGCGCTTTGCTGTTAATTCACCGAATCTGGCTACTGCACGGCTACCGAGTTTTTCGGAGAGCTCACGCAAGTCATCTTCGGATAAATCATCCAATTCAATCTGAGAAAGAACATCGTCAGAAGTCTCCTCTTCGGTTGATTCCGATTGCTCGGACTCCTCCTCTGTGGTTTCTTCTGCGGAATCCTCGTTAATGTCATTCTCCTCTGCAACGGCTTCAGGTGCTTCAGCAGTTTCCTGCTCAACTTGATTCGTTTCCGAACCAAGAACCTGACCCTCCTCTGCGGTTTCTGTAGTCTCAGGTGCTTGCGCGGTCAATTGACCAGCTCTGCTCCTGGTGAACTCTGATAATGACATGTTGGTCGCCTGCTTGGGTGCAGCTTCGGCGGTTGCTGCTTCTTGACTTTCATTCATAATAACGCTTTTTACGCCAGCGATGGCGATGCATGCATTATAGCACTACTTTTTGGTCAATTTAAGAATTTGGAAATCTTGTTCTTAAAACTTCCCAATCGCAAAGCTCTATGATTTCATCAAAGGCTAATATTCTGCCAGAAGTCTGCTGAATAACGTCTATGTCAGCTCTATTTAAATCTTGTATGCAGTCCTCTCGCATCTGCACTATTTGACGCACAAATGAAGCAAACGCCTCATGGTGCTTCAAAGTTTCAACGTCGTCGTGCAGCATAATTATTCAGCCCCTTGGGTCTGTATATTTCCGACCCTAGCGGCTTCGGTACCAAGTTGTCCGAACTCAGTAGCATTTATCATTTGTTGTTGCTGGAACGCGTACTGCCCTGCGTACTTGTTTAATCTCTCCGCGAACATTTCATCTTGTTGCAATCTAGCTGCGATGTCAGGTTGTTGAGCGTACTGCTGTATTAACTGATTAGCTATTTGACCTCCATTAGGTCTAGCTGGCATTTCTATGCCTGCAAATATCTTGGATAGATCATCTAGTATTTGATTCTGAATTTCTTGTGAAGCGGTTTCTGTTTCTTGCATAATGGTATCCGCAAGTACAGGATCAATATTAGACATTGCTGCAGTCAATAGACTATCTACGTTTACTCTTCCTCCTCTGTCTAATTTTAATAGACTAATCATTTGCTCTATCTTGGATGATTGCGTCTCTGGATCGGAACTTAGACTATCAAAGGATATTGTGATGTCGTAATTTTCATCAGGTGATCCTTTGTTGAACTGCACAGGATCTGGAGCTCCAGTTACCCTGAAATATACGTAGTCAGGTCCGAAGCGTTGAAAACAAGTAAAGCACATATTTATTACATCGGAGCAATGCTTCAAGAACTTGTCCACCAAGAATTGCCTGCGAGCTATGCTGATATCATCATCAGATAGTCCAGTCAATTGATTCGCCTGATTCTCCATGCGATTCTCCATTTCAATGCTAGTTTCAGCAGAAGAAGCTGGAGGAGGATCCATGTATTCGTAGTCGTTTTCACGCCTGCGAGGAATCAAAGAACCAGGGCCAAAGTTAGATGGAGGCTGATTGAATGGGTGCAGGATAGGGGGAAGTGTAGTTATACTATTACGATCTATCCTGGTATCGCGTTCTACTTTTACTTGCTGCTGCAAGCCCTTCAATTGTGCTGGGATTGAGGTAGCATCATATAGCCGCTTACTGTTGTTTGAAAGTCTAGTAACAACAACTGGGTAGTCGTCGTATCCATTCATTAATTCGAACTTAGCGTAGTCCACCTCCGTGCTGGACTGAAACTCTCTGTGAAAGATAGTGCAATATATACCCTCGGATCCGTCCTCTGGATCAATTAATCTTTGATATGCATGCACAATTTCTATGAGTTCATCCGCTTCATAGGTGCTATTCTTGTTTGTAAAATTAAATCTTCTACCTTCTTGCTCGACTTCAACGCTGTCCACGTTTACGCCTTTGTACTTGTCGATTACTGTCTGCACGAACTCTTCATTCCAGCCCTCTGTAATAACTTTATTTTCTAGTTGCTGCGCCGTGTAGTAAGTTCTCCAGAAACAATACGGACTGCGTTGCGGATCAGTAACATAGCTTGGAAATAAAAAATCTCCGTCAGGAGCAAGGGTGCGCACTTCGGGAGCATCTACTGTTCTTCGTACAGCTGGTAATTCAGCGAATCCAGTTTTCCTGAGTTCTTTTAGAGCTTTCTTTGCACGCTTTTGCGTTACCCCATCATATGCGGACTGCAAAATAGAAATAATACTTTCATCATCTCCAGCCTCCAGCATTTCTGTAATTTCGGGGGCATTGAGCTGTATCTGGTCCAGGCTAAGTCTTTGAATAATTCTGCGATCTTCAGCTTGCCACCCTACATAGCTAATCAAAATTCCGCGCTCAAGCAGGTAGTTAGCAGCTAACTCCATCTCCTGCATGAATCTAGGTATGTACCCAGACGAAACCATCCACTTCAAAAAGCTGGATACGGTTTTTGCGCGAGCTGCATCTGTTCCTTCTGTTGGGTACGCGCGTACGTTGCTTCTGCGCAATGCAGTCATAAAAAATGCTACCAGTTTAGTTATGCGCTCCTCAATAACATGGCACTCCATGTCGGATGCTCCCTCCCACGGAAATGCATCAGCTCCGTGCTTGCGTAAGTCCTGACTTTTACCAGGCCATATATTGTGCCTATCGTCGTACGCCTCCCTGCATTGATCAAAGTAAGGTTCTAACTCTAGGTTAGTTTGATCGTATGCACGACGTAGTGCAGATACATTCGGCTTAGAAGTAAAATAGGTTAGTGAATCGGAGAGGTCTTCTGGCATCTGTTGCTAATTTTTTTTATTACCTCGAAAACGTAATTTTTCGGCACTCCTATCATATCACATAATTTTTCTGGAGGAACCTCTTCTGTATTAAGAGTTAAACTACGAGTCATAAGCTCCCAAGCTAATATTCTATCAACTTGTTCGTTGATCCAATTTTCATCAAGAGTAATATCCTCCTCTGAATCAATCAAACAATTTTTGTTTAACGTATCTGTAGCTGGGTTTTCCATCGTTTATCTCTTCAATGGCAATATTTTTTCCTAGCATTCTGTCTCTGAGCCTACGTGGAACTATAACAGGTACAACGTAGGCAAGACCCTCAACCTTACAATATACATAACTTTTGTTCGGAGCAAATCTAATTACTTGACCCTTCCAGTACTTCGGAACAATCTCTGGAACATGCAAAGCTGTTTTTAGTATTTCGGCACCTTCTTCATTTATCCAAGTATTTTTACCCTTGCCAGTAATCATGGACTGCTCTAATTTTTCTTTTGCTATATCAAGGGACTTTTCAAAACTGTACTCAGTTTCGTACCTTTTCATTAAAGTTGTTAATCTTTCTTTCATTAGTATCCTCCTTTTTTGGTTTGCTGCGGAAGTAAATTGTCTCCGTAGTGATCTGGCCCATCTCCAGCATTCATCATTCTCAAGTATCTCATAAGATCAAAGAAGTCCTTCAGGGGTTCGTCGCTCTTGCCTTGAGCGGAGTAGTTCAGTAGACTGTCTATTAAATTCTTGCATGAAGAATCAATATAGCACACTGGACTATTTGCTTTGTCAAGTTTTGCATCAGGGTTGTACGCGAACCATTCGTCCAAAGCAGCTATACCAGTATCCTCGTGCTTGCCAGAACTAGGAATAAAATGCATGTCATAATCGGCAAATACAGTAAATAGATCTTCGTTGTTCTCATTTTCCCTAGCAAAGTATCTACTATCCCCTATGCGCTCCTGAACTTCTATCTGCAACTCCTCTTCGATCTCCTCGAACAAAGAAACATAAGAGTATATATCCAATCCTATCTTCTTTGCAGCTGGGCCGAACTTCCATTTTGGATCTCCAAAAATAGCCCATTCTCCATACGTATCTCTATCTGGCCACTCCCTGATGACATAAACATTATCATCTGATACCGCAGCCCAGATACAACTGAAGTTCCTGGCTCCAGCAGGGTCCACAATGTGATAACAAGTGAATCGCTTTTTGTCCGTGTAATCTGGCATCTTCATGCCGTGCCTATTTGGCTCATCGGACAATACATTCACCGAGGTACTGAACATAGGTAGCAAAGAAGTCATACTCTTTACTGGGACTCCGTATGCACGCACCAGTATCTCATCGTCAGAACTGTTGGATAGATCCTTTGCTATGCGGTCGTATCCGCCAAAAGGGTTCTCGTCCGAATGCAAATATACTATCCCTGCATCCCTGTTAGGACTGTACTGCTGCACAGGTACATCTTTTTGCAGCAATGCAGCCTCGCGCACCTGCAAAGTCTCAGCACCCTTCAGGTACTCCGAAACAAAAGGGGTGTACCCATCAATAGGAGTGAAGCCAAGAAGCATACTGCTGTTCCTTGTTGCGAGTCTGAACCTTAACGTGTTCACCAATGCAGCGTCACCCAGGTACTCGTCCAACCATGCACCTATATTCAATGCATTGCATTCATTGAACCCGAACTCAAAACCTTCAAGTATTGTTTGGTTATTGCTGAACTGCGTGTAAGTTTTGAAATCTACTCTAGTTCTAGTATCGGGAAAAATAAAAGAACTCCCAGTGAAACCGTTTTGCATACTATAATTTATATATCCCTCTATACTCTTTGTCTTCTTTCTGAACTCCTTGGGCATCATAGACCATACTGCAGCCTGCTGCACCTTAACAGATGTATCAGCGTTCTGACTGAAGCAAACAACATGGCCCTCTCTGCAATTAGTTACTGTCTGCATCAATAATTTTGCGCAACCAGTAGTCTTACCACTTCTGTTTCCGCCGAAGGTAATAACTTCGTTGTAATCCTGCAGAGCATTTCGTATTCTTTCCCAGCCAGGCAAATCAAAACCATATCGCAATGGATCCTCTTGCGATGCACGTATTCTACCCTCGTGCGCCCTGTGCAGATCCGCCAGAATCTTAGGGTCCGCTTGCGCTAAAGTTACTATCTCTTCATCCGAGGGGGGCTGCAGAATCGGGTGCTGTGTAAAGATTAATTCCATTACTGCACAATCTCAGCATCTATACTATCTTCTTTTATTTTATTTATGCGCTCTTTAGCTGCCTTCAAAGTCTCTTCGTAGTCTTCCTGCGTGTACACCTTGCGCTCTTCACTGATATTCGTAACCTCTCCGCGAGCAGTCAATGCCTCCCTGGCTGCGTTAGCTTTTGCTATGCTGAGTTCCTTCAAGTCCCTGAAACTAACTTTCATATCTGGATCATCCTGCATGCGCTCCCGAACCTTGTGTATTAAATCCTCCTCTAGACTGCTCAAGTGCATGTAGCTCTTTGCGGCTAACTTACCACCGAGTTCCTTGAACCTGCTCAAATGATCAGCGAACTCCACCAAAATGTTCACAACTGTATTCCTGTGCACGCCGTACTTATTCACTATCCTGGTCTGCGTGTTTCCTGTGCTAAAAAGATACAGCACCTTAGCTACCTTTTCTGGATCGTACACCGCAAGAGACTTCACTTTCTTCAACTGCATCTCTTCTGCATAGGACTGCACAGCATCTGCAATCTCTGCCTGCAATAAGTTTTTTTCTGCTTTTTCTTGCATTTTTCCGAAAAGTATGAATTTAGTATGATACTATACAAATCAACATAGTCCTAGTGCAAGCCCAATGTCAAGGGTGCAAACGGTACTACAGGTAGCACCTGGTAAGACATTAAACTACGAACGCAGCTCGCCGAGATCAAGCTCTGGTAGGAATACTGGCGCTCTCCGCGAACTCTGGGTTATTCTCCCTGATGCAACCATGAAGGAGAATATAAAATAACGCTGCTGCTTAAGGATGAATGATCGATAATACCCAATCCGACCTCTACGGTCTACGCAGTCTGTGCTTCGTACAATGGCGAAGCTGTGCTTGTAAATAACAAAGCTGTGCTAGGGTATGATATAATACGCATATGTCCAGAAAAGATACAATCGCTAAGATGAAGGATAAGGCTTACGAAAGCCGTCCAGATCAAAAAAAACGCAGAGCAGCTCGTAACAGAGCTAGAAGAGCTGCAGTAAAGAAGTACGGAACCGCAGCCCTGAAGGGCAAGGACATAGATCACCGCAACGGTAATCCACTAGACAATTCACCTTCGAACCTACGCATAATGTCCAGGAAGGTGAACCGAGGCCGCAACAACGGTCCGAACGGTAAACCAGGTAAATCAGGACATAAGAAAAAATAAAACATGCACCCTGGGTACAAGCACCCTGGTATGCACCTTGAGGAAGGTATTTTTTTTTGGGGTAGTTAATGAATATATAACTGCAGCAGCAACTGCAATTGCTACCCCACCCCCCCTTATCTGTAGCAGCGGCGATGATAGCCAAGCACCACGCAAGCTATGCTGCTTCGCTATTATAGCATACTTGCTTAGGCCCTTGGCTGTGTCGGTACTAGTGAACATAGGAGCATATAAAAAAAAAGTTTTTTTATAAGAATTATCTTGACCGAGGTTTGGGGTCTGCTACAGTACTTGTATCGGAGGCATTCTGCCGAAGACTAACAAAATAGAATAAACATCATGGAAATTGAAACAAAAATAGAATTAGATCCTAGTGATCTTTGGAACGCAATTGAGGGCGACGTGCACTCAGCTATTGAGTACGCTGTTGACTCAGCAATAGGTGATTTGGACTTGTCCGATCAGGTTGCTGAATGCATTGACGATTATGATTTCAGCTCTATCGCAGAAGACATTGTCAACGACGATATGGTTCGTAAAAGCGAAATTGAAGAACTACAAAAGCAGCACATTACGTTGCAAACTCAGTTCGCTTCACTTCAAAGATCTGTTCTTAACATTATTGATGCGCTCCAGAAGCATTTCGAGCAAGAACGAAATGCATTGAAAACCCTTTCAGACTCTTAGGTCTGCATGGTGTTGCCGTCGTCTCGCAAGTCGGGGCGGCGGCTTTTTGTGCCTGTATCCTGCTGCTATATGTACGGTCTGGGCCTCCGAGACAGCCAAAGGACGCGTCCTGGTACTGTAAGGCCGCCAGGCCGAACAGTTTAAGGACGCTACTCCTTTGGCTATCATCATATAAAGTTTTTCCTTGCATTTGCTTGTCTTGTTTGCCAGCATTCAGGTCATGTCTGATATACATATAGAACCAAATGAATACGGCGGTTTCTCCGCCTACGAGCTCGGAGTCTATCCGCGCTCCTCTGTCCTTTCTGGGCAGACTCGCAAGACCTTCCTTGATATGTTCGACACTTTAGAGCAGGCTCAGTCTGCTTATCCACGTGCGGACTTGGGGGCTGTCGATGTTGTCAATACGTTTGATCACCTGCGTGACGACGTTGATGATCTGGAAGCCTATGAGCAGGATTGCTTGCGTAGCGAGATGTAGTCTCCTCATCAGCCTCACCCGAAAGGGTGGGGTTTTTTTGCGCTGTAGCTAGGGCGCTAGTGCAGCAAAGGGGGGTAAAGGGGGGTAATAACGTGATAGCCAAGATATACGGTGATCGTACCGATTACCTTTCGCAAGCTACAGCACCTTTATCTTGGCTGTGTCGGTAAGTTGTAAACAGGATTGCGCAACAAGTTGCGCAAGAAGGCTTTACGCAATGCAAAAGGGGTAAAAATGCGTAGTTTTTTACGTCTAGAGCGCGTTTTTTTGTGTAAAATATAAATTTTTTGTCTATTTAATAGGTACAAAAGCAGTGCATTTACCCTTTACAGGTGCAGAAAAAACAAAGAAAATAAACGCGTTATGTTAAACAATACAAAAGAATATACATTATGAATTATGACAGTAAAGTAATTGGACATTATAGCAAATCGCGCCGATTAGCTCGAATCTACATTAAAATTTTAAATGTAGATTTTTATAACGAGTTTTTCCCGAATAGATTAGAGTTAGTCTATGAGAAAAACGTAACTTACAGAACCTATCTTAAAAACCTGAAAAGAATAATAAAAGAAAATGAAATTGCTTAATACAGGAAACTACAAAACCAAGAAGGGCGAAAAATTAGGTTGGATTACTTACGGAATGCATCTTGCGCCATCGCATGAAAGCGGATTTAATGCTTGCGCATGGGCTTCGAAAGGATGCGCAGAGGCTTGCTTGAACACCGCTGGACGCGGTGCAATGACAAGCGTACAGAGAGCACGCATTAAAAAGACGCAATATTTCTTCAGGGATAAGGCTAGTTTTATGGAGCAACTACTTGACGAAATAGAGAAGGCAACTCGCCGAGCAGATAAACTAGGAATGAAGGCTTGCTTCCGTTTGAATCTTACCAGTGATATTCCGTGGGAATCAAAAGGTAATTTCGTAGACGGCAAAAGCGTATTCGAGCACTTCCCCGAATTACAATTTTATGACTACACAAAAGGAATTCAAAGGGCAATGCGTAATAGATTGCCGAATTACAATTTGACATTTTCGAGATCGGAAAGCAACGGAACACACTGCAACCTGGCAATTAAAGCAGGCTTAAATATTGCGGTAGTTTTTCGCGGATCGCTTCCGCCGAAGTGGAAAGGAATTGACGTAATCGACGGCGACAATCACGACTTGCGCTTTTTAGATCGCAGAAATTGCGTTGTAGGATTGGTTGAGAAGGGCATGGCAAAGAAAGACGCGACTGGGTTCGTGGTCGGCTAGGCTCGAGAGGGTAGGCAATTTGCTTACCCTCTTTGCTGAAAAAAATTTTTTTTTACTTGAAAAAGGGGGGCTAGCCCAAGACAATATAATTATATGAAATACAAAAATAATACAGAAAAAGTACAGTACGCGATGAACCACGGCTCACCGCTTAATCAAATAGTAGTGCTATCAGCTATTGAAAAATACTGCGAGCAAGTCGCCAATAAGAAGAAAGCGCCCAGTAGTTGGAGCAATGGTTTTGTTAGTTGGGACGCGTGGAAAGCATCCTGCGCCGACGTGCTAGAAAGGATACGTAAATGAGAACATATATATGCAAGGCAGAGATATCTGTAAAAGTTCAAGCAGAAAATGAATCAGATGCAATACTGCAAGTATCTAATAAAAGAGATCTACCAGATTTTTATTGGGAAGTTAAAGAAGATAAATTAACAGAACCAACAGAATAATTTTATGAAAACAAAAGAAAAATACAAAACATACAATAAAATAACAACGGAGCATCTCGCGCTAGAGAATTCGTTTGGCACAATATACGAAGACCCAGAGGTCTTGATTAATTGCACTATTGGCATCAAAGACCACACCTATGGTTGGTTCGAGTACTACGACGAAAAGACTGGAGGCAATGAGTGGCACGCCGAAGGCGGTCTATGGTTCGAAGACAAGAAGGTCATCGACTACGACGGAGTTTTCTGTCTCTCTCAAGGGGTCATTGAATTGCTGAAAGAAAACGGATACGACACATCGGAGGTAGAAGTATGATTAATGTAATAGATATAGAACAATACGAAAACGGATATCTTAATTTTGAAGAGACAATCAAGTTGTTCGCGCGTCTTATAGAAACAAATGAAATAGCGCACTTACAGGGGAGTTACCAACGCACTGCGGTGGACTTCATGAACAGGGGTTACATAATGCACGACGGAACAATTGACTGGGACGTAGTGCAGTGCGACATCGAAGAAGCAGAGTACGACGCTTTTCTTCGGTACGAAAAAGATCTAGCGAGGTGCAGATAGTAATGAGTCACAAAGATAAATTAAACGAAGAGGTTGACGATCTCACAAATGAGATCATGGACAAGATCAGAGACGTGCTATCGAAATACGAACAGCACTTTCCTGAATGGGACGACGACAGACTGCAGACCAATCTGGACGACTACATATACGGCAGAATACATGACGAAATACTCTACGCTCTGCATCCGCCAGAGCCTTTGGAATACGTCTCGCCCGACGAACATTTAAGCACCGCATACTGCGATGCAATCAAAACAGAAAGGAATAAATAAATGCAAAATAAAATTATAGAATATCAAATCGAAGACTGGCTAGGGAGCGACGACACGCTTCAGAAAGCACTTGAATGCCTAAAGGAAATTGCAAATGGCGATTACAAGCCAGAAGAGTTCAGGCAAGATGTATACGACTACGCAGGGGAATAAAACAAATGAAATTATCAAAAGAAACAATACTTAGAGGAACAGTCGCTAAGTTGGATAAAGAGGTGCAGGATGCCCTCGACCAGAGCGAACCGCATGATTACTACGAGAGGCTTGAAAGGATTGAATCGCTAGTGAAGGAGTTGAAACCACTAGCGAAGGATATAATGATCCTGTCCATGACCGCTTACAACACAGGCTACTCTGATGCCATGTCGGGTGACCCTTACAATTGTCCGTATACAACTAAGGACGAACGATCCGCCGACTACGCTTTCGGCTTTCAAATGGGACTAAAGGAGTACGAAGAATGAAAAGAGCAACTATTGGAGACTCGATACTGGACAGTATCTGCATTATTGCAGACGGAAAACTCACTCACGAGTGGAAGGAAGAAGACAGGGAAGTGCTTGATGACGAGAAACTTAGCATCGGCGGTCTGGACATTGAGAAGGACGGCAGAAGCTGTTGGTTCGATACCTGCATTGGCGATGTTTCGTATGACCTGTTCAGCAACAGGACGATCATTTACTTGGAGATATGGGACGACCCAGACGCAAATCCAGATACCAAGCAGGACTTGACTGAAGAAGACCTGTTTTTAGATCCAGAGTTTTATCTCTGGATGGAATACGCAAGCGAGGAGTCCCCGAAATATTCTATCAGAATTGAGGTCGGCAAGGACAAACCAAATCTAGAGAGAGTGGTCACAATGATTCATCTCGACGAAAACCAACAAATAACAGAAAAGAACAAATGGAAAGGAGGTAACAATGGGTAGATATTACTCAGGAGACATAGAAGGTAAATTCTGGTTCGGGTTGCAACCATCGGACTGCGCCGACAGGTTCGGCTTGGTAGGTGAAGCCCCCAATTACTTGCACTACTACTTCGACCTAGAAGAGTTGCCCGAAGTCGAAGCGGAAATCAAGCGCATCGAAGACAGCATCGATGAAGATAAAATTAGAAAGGTGATTGAATCAAACGACTGCATGTGGAATGATGAATTGCTCAAGAAGAATGGAATAGATAAAATTCAGCTCAGAGCATATGCCGACCTAGAGCTTGGCAAGAAGATCAGAGAATGCATAAAAGAAAACGGAGAATGCAACTTCTCAGCAGAATTATGAATACAGTAAAAATACATACAGCACAAATAGATAAATACATCGAAGTACTAGGATTGGATGCACGTGAACAATTATGCAGAATGCAATATGGGCAACTTGGGCATCCGCATCCGTACCTTCGGGTTCGGGAGGTTATAGAAGCCTTGAAGTCTTGCAAACCCAGGACTGCAGAGGACAGGTTCGCATTGCTCGAGAGGGGCTACACCTTCTATTGGTTCAGTGCAGAAGGAGATTGCACAGGTAAGGTGCACAAGTACTGCAGTGTAAGCTCCCCTTCAGGACAGAAGCTAACGGACATATCGCATGGTTTCGAGAGCCTCGAGGAGGCTTTGGACTTCGTACTGGACATGGAGGAACACGAGGGTGCACTGGAGCGATGAAGACAAACCACCACCTACTGACTACGTTATTGAAATATTGGAGATTTGTATAATAGTATTCATTATAGTATACGCTTGCTGTTCTTAGCAGAGAATATAATCCGAAAGAGTACGTAAGTCAAGATCGACCAGCGAAGATTCTCAGCCTTGACAAAAGGTTGGGAATCTTTTTTTATACGCAAATGCCTAGCATAAAACAGAACAGGGGGGTAATCTGTGCGCGGTAAAAGGGGGCAGACCTACGATGATTGGGTAGGTTCGGAATCATGGAAAGGCGGCCAGGAAGCCGAGGATGCCTTCGGAGATCTCGTGAGGGTAAAGTACCCAGAGGTTCGCCGATCGACCCTTGAGGAGCAATACAGGCACATTGACTGGGTCTGTAGCGCAGGGAGCATAGACGTGAAGGCGCTGAAGTCCAAGAACAGAGGGACAGCCAAGGACGAAGATACTATATGGGTGGAGTTCAAGAACAACGTAGGTGCACCTGGGTGGTTGTACGGAGAGCAGGACTTCGTTGCATTCGAGGGCCTTCAGGACTACGTAATAGTTAGAACAGGGGCGTTACGCCGACTTGCAGAAAAGTTATGCAATACCGCAGAATTGGTTGACTTTGCAGAATTAGCTTTGTACAAGGGATACAGCAGGAGAAACCGAGATGATCTAATTTCTATGATAAAGAGATCGGATTTATTCACAATTGTTCACAAAAAACTAAAGAAAAGATGTCACATTTCTACAAGTACAACGCAGGAAAACCTGAATTTTTAGAAGATATCAGAACGCCTGCACAGGCGAAGAAGTTAAAAGGCGTAATGCCTAGTGTAACAACTGTTCTATCTGTAATAAAAGATCCCTTTCTTAACGATATATATCAACCCAGAGAAATAACAAGACTTGCCAGGGAGAACCCTGATTTATCCTGGGGCGAGATAAAAGATCTAACTTATGGCTTGCGTGCGCACCCCACGACTGCAGAGATGATACCATCGTCCGAGTTCGGCACAGCAGTGCATAAGCGCATAGAGGATCACGTTCTTGCCGATATAAATTTCAAGAGGACCGACCCAGAGTTGAATGCATGGGATGATTGGGCGGAGCCCTTCGTGCAGTGGTACAGAAAAGAAGGGGTAAAACCAATAGCCGCCGAGTACATGATCGGAAACCCAAGAATCAAGATTGTAGGTAGTGTAGATTTTATTGGTAGGGACAGGGGCGGAGAAGTGTTCCTTGCGGATTACAAGTGCAGATCGAACTGCAAAGGCAAAGCAAAAGTATATGACAAAGACCTTTATCAGCTCGCGATTGAAGCATGGATGTTCAGAGAAGCAGTGAATCCAGTGCTTAACTACATCCCAGGTTGTATTTCAGTATGCATTGACAGCGATACTTGCGAGCACTACCATAAGGTATGGAGCCCAGAGGAGATCCTGCATGGTATTGAAGTAGCAAAATTATGCAGTAAAATTTATTGGAAAACTAGAATGCTAAACAAAAATGATATACGTAAAAAGAGACAAAGAACCAACTGATTACATTAACGAAGCGTCAGATGAAGCTATAGTATTTCACGACCTAGATGAAGCCATAATAGGTCTGAACCATAACGGCGAACTTGTGTATCACTACGATAAGATGCACGAGATATTTATGCAGGACCATGGCATGACTAGTGATGAAGCTATAGAATGGATTGACTACAATGTAATAGGCACTATGGCTGGCAAGGGATTTCAAATTCTCTTCACCTAGTGCAGAAATACACCATTGTATACAGCAGGACTGAAATCGAAGATCAGGTCATGCAAACGACAAAATGGGCGCACGACGAAAAGAAAGCTCTATCCTATTTACTCAAGAATAAACCATCCAAAGACGGCTTCTGTGTTTTCAAAAGAGGCGGAACAGGTAAAATAATTTCAATACAAGAAACAAAAGAATAATGCAAGGACCAAAGAATACAGATGCAGAAGAAGCTGTGCTGTGCTGTTGTTTGATGGATAACTCCGTCTACGATAGTATTAGTGCAATCTTAAATGCGAAGGATTTTTATTCTTATAGTAATGCTATAATGTTCGAAGCCATTGCCGAATTGGCGAACAAGGGTGCAGGGTTCTCAGAGATAGAATTGTTCGAGCTACTCAAGCGACAAGGCATAGAAGAAAATGCAGGAGGGTTAAGCAACATCTTGCGCATACAGCAAAAGGTTGAAACACCAATGCAAGTGCAGAGTTACGCAAACATAGTCCGAGAGAAGTCCAGGCTTAGAAAGATAATACGAGCGTCCAAGGTATGCATGCAGTCCGCAGAAGAGGACCAAGATCCAGATGAAATCATTGCAGAGATGGAAAAACAATTGACTGACCTAATGCACAACGGAGCAGATCAAGATAGCAGTATATCAAGCGCTACCGAATTGCTAGTTGAAGATTTCAAAAAGATGCAGGACGGAACTTACGTTACTAATTCT